AAACCAGTTTTGGACACAATCAAAAGAGTGTGCATTCAATCCAAGTGACGCAGTGCTTTATTTCTTTTTGCTAAATACCTGCAATGCACTTCATTGGAAGCAACCTTTTGGACAATCGGACAGGTTTTTAAGTTTGTCGTTAGGATTTTCTATAAACACGATTAGAGGAGCAAAAAATAGACTAAAACAAAGAGGACTGATTGACTTTAAAGCGCCTGAAAAAAACGGAAAAGGAATAGAAGGACAAACCAAATATGTTATCCTATCTGTATCAAATTTTGATATAGTTCCTGATACAGATGCTGATACAGATGCTGATAGAGATACTGATAACAACTTAAGACAAGATAAGAGAAGAAAAGATAAAAAAGAAAATATAGAAAAAAGAAAATCTTTCAAGGAATTTACCAAGCAGGATTTTATAGAGGAATTGAAATTACATTCCGAGAAATACAGCAAGGAAATGCTTAAAGACTTTTTTATCTACTGGACAGAGCCGAACGAAAAGGGAAAGATGAAGTTTCAGTTGCAGAAAACTTGGAGTACAGCAGGGAGGTTAAGCACTTGGTCAAGAAACGATTTCAATGGGAACAGCGGAAAGACACAGAAAGAAACCAAGCAGTCAGGAGGGCATATAGCACGAGATGGAACGAGAATAACGATGTTTTAAAACCGCAGGAATATGACAGAAATGATAATGTCGCTGGCGACAAATCACATCTACGAGATTGAAATCAACAGGAATGCAGAAAACTATTCGGTCTGTCCTGAATGTTCAAAAAATAGGCGAAAAAAGAACATCAAGTGTTTCTCCTACAACGCAGAAAAAGAAGTAGGCTACTGCAATCACTGCGAGGCGAGATTTGTAAAGCATGTTCCCTTTGAGAAGAAAATCTACACCAAGCCAGAGGTAAAGTGGGAAAACTACACCAAACTTTCCGAAAAGCTGGTAAAGTGGTTTGAAAAGCGAGGGATTTCCCAAAAGACACTCCTGCGGATGAAGATTGGCGAAAAGGAAGAATGGATGCCACAAATTGAGAAAAAAGCAAACTGCATCGTGTTTCCCTACTTCCGAAATGGCGAACTGGTCAATGTGAAGTATCGAGATGGACAGAAGAATTTCAAACTGCATTCAGGTGCAGAGCTGATTTGGTTCAATTACGATGCGCTGAAAACCTTTAAGGAAATCATCATCGTAGAGGGCGAAATGGATGCTCTTTCACTAATCCAAGCAGGATTTGAAAATGTTATCAGCGTGCCGAATGGAGCATCTACTGGGCGGATGGAATACTTTGACAACAGCCTTGAAGACCTTAACCAAGTAGAGACTTTCATTTTGGCGACCGACAACGATATGAAAGGTTTGGAACTGAAAAACGACCTTACTCGCAGACTTGGAATAGAAAAATGCAAAAGCGTATCATTTAAGCAGTTTAAAGACGCAAACGAATTGTTAGTCGCAGAGGGAGTAGAAAGTGTCCGTAAGGCTGTGGAAAGCGCCAAATTTTTAAAGTTAAGTAATGTTTATGCTGTGGAAGATTTCCAAAGTGACTTGGATGCCTACTTTGAAAACGGACTGCCACAAGGTTTGAGAATAGGCGTAGAGGGGCTTGATGATAGGATAAGGTGGCAGACAGGGAGGTTTGGCGTAGTGACAGGAACACCAGGGAGTGGAAAGTCTGAGTTTATGGATTTCATCTACTCAAAACTAAATGCACTGTATCATTGGGGAATTGGTTACTACACACCTGAAAGTATGCCCTTGCCATCGCACTTTGCGAGAGTTTTCTCAAAGTTCATCGGTAAGGAATACAAAAAGGGAGTGATTTCCGAAACGGAAAAGGAAATAGGCGAAGAATACCTCAACAAAAATGTGTTCTGGGTAGCGCCTCACGAGGATATGACCATAGATGATATTTTGGCAAGGTTTGAATATTTAGCCAAAGCCAAAGGATGTAAGGCGTTCCTGATAGACCCTTTCAACAGGATAGAACAAGGAGCAAACCATAGCGACAACGAAAGGCTGTATATCAAGAAAGCGCTTGGGAAGATGATTGCTTTTACCAAGAAAACCGACAGCCTCTTGTTCTTGGTGGCACACCCTACGAAACTGCCAAAGGGAAACGATGGAAAGTTTAAGATGCCGACACCTTACGATATTTCGGGTTCTGCCGACTTTTGGAATATGCCTGACTATTGTATGTCAATCCGAAGAAACCAAGATGATGACGGCAAATTCCTCTCACACGGAACAGTGCTGGTAAGCAAGACCAAGATAAACAAAACGCTGGGAGATACAGGACAATGGGATTTTTGGTATAACATCAATAACGGCAGGTATCTCACGGATTTTAACGATGGCGCAGAGAGAATTTGGGATAATTCCAACTGGATAACCAAAGAAGAACCCAAAGAATACATGATGCCAAAAATGGAAGCCACACCTGAAATCTTCCAAGAAGATGATGACAGCTTTCCATTCTAAAAAAACAAAGATTATGACACTGGAAGAGTTTAAAAAAGACCCAATAAAACAGATTGAAAGAGTTGCTAAAAGCAAAGACATAAACGCCCTTATAAAAACCTATGAGGAGCAGAGAAAGGAACAAAGAAAAAGATACAAAAAAGTAAAAGTAGCAAAAGGGATATGGATATAGCAGAAAAAGAAATCCCAGAGGGATACATCACAAGCACCAGCTTATTCGATGAGTTTTTCAAACATTTGAGCTATAAAAAAGCAGAGGCTGCCGTAAGGGATTACAAAAAGATTAAAGGATACAAAAGACTTGGAAGAAGCGTAATCCAAGAATGGGACAAAAACCTATTCGATGAGCTGATAGACAAGCACATCACAATAAGGGCAGCGAAGAGGAAAGGATATACGCAGAGGGAGATTCCACAAGGCTACATCATCGCCACCCAGTTATTTGAAAAGTTTTCCAAGATTTTAAAGCCATCAAAAGGCAAAATGGCTTTGGCTGATTATCAGGCGGTAAAGACACCGCAAAAGTATGGAAGACACCAAATTCAAGAATGGGATGAAGACCTGTTTGATGAATTAGTGGAGAAATACGAGGAAAAAAGAAAAGTATCAGTAAAGAAAATTAAAAAACCTATAATCCACGCTGGATTAAGCCCAAAAGAAATCCTTGAAAAGGCAAAAGAATTAAACCGAAAAGTAAAAGTCGTTCCAATGGGATATTCACCCTCTTGGGAACGAGAGAAAAAGGTTATTAAGGAGCAAAAGGAGCAATTTGATAAATCAGAATACAAGCCGAAAGATTACAGCATCCACACGCCAAAAGGAAGCAAAATACATGTTCCAGAGGGATACCTCAAAGTGAAAGATTTACGAGAGAAATTCTTGGAGGAAACAGGCTCATATGTTTTAAGACTGGATATGGAATACCGAAGCCGAGTGAACAAGCTTATCTTGGGTTCTGTAAAGGCTTATGAATGGAACGAGGAGATTTTCAAGGAAGTAACAAGCAATTATAAACGAAAAAAGAGATACAAAAAATGATAGTAATAGTTTCAATCCTAATCTTATCAATCGCCATTGTGATTATAGCATGGAGCAGCGATATTAAGATGCTGGAAGACCGAATAGAGGAATTAACCGAAAAATTAGAGCAATATGAAAATAGTAAAGTTAATCGCGCTGGCGCTGTTCCTATGCAGCTGCAAAGCGAAAGACCCTTACAAACAATTCAAAAAGGAGATAAAAACAAATAAACCAAGTAAAGAACAAGTAAATAAACAATTAGCATGAACATAGCAGGACAACACCTTACGGAATATCATAAAAAGCTCTTGAAAAAAGAAGCCAAATACGAAAAGAAAGTAAGAACAAGAAGAATTGAAAGCCTTACGATTGAAGAGCATGTAAAAGTAAAATCAATTATGGAGCAGTTCTACTGTACGGTAGCCTTACAAGTAGAGCTAATAGATGCACTGGATGAAATGGATATATTAAAGGGGTATCCTTTTATTGAGGATATTAGAGAGGCTGTTATTTTTCTGAATAATGATTTGTATTCCATTGCAGTAACAAACGAAGAAAGAGATTTAGAAAGACAAATGTTAGAGAAGAAAATGGAAAACATCGTGAAAATTATGCCTCAACTCAATGCCAAGCAATTTGACTTGTTAGAAGAGTTTATCAGAAATTTAAAATACAAGAAGTAAAAAACAATGGATAGAATAAAATTATTTACAACAGGATTCACCCAAGTGTTCTTGGTTGTGCTGAACACTTATTTCATCACGAGAGAATTCCTGTTTGGAATCCTTGCATGCGGCTTTCTTATCAGTTTTGTGTGGTCGCACAATGTTAAGAAAGTAGCTTTTGGGAGTGAGTGGGACAGAATAGTTTATGCTCTTGGAGCTATGACAGGAAGCGTTGCAGCTTTCTACTTTGGAAAATGGATTTATTAAAAGAACATTATGGAAGAAAATGAATAAACCTAAAGTAGGAGAAATCTGGAAAATCCAAAGAGCTAAATGGATATTTGAAAACACCAAAAAAGGTGATATTATTTATGAAAATAGTATGAAAATAAAAGTTTTAGATGTAAAGTTTTGGAGTTCTGATATGGATTTTCACGATTTAATAATTCTAACCTTAAAAAGATTACCAGATAAAACTTGGTTTGAAATAATAAAAGAAAAATTTTACAAATTATGGAAACAAAAGAATTAAAAATACAGGCGCCAGAGGGCTACGAAATCGACAGAAAAAATTCAACTTTTGAAAAGATAGTTTTTAAGAAAATTGAAAGAAAATTACCTAAAAGGTGGGAAGATTTATACATGGTTAAAGGCTGGTTTGTTGATTTTCATAGCAATGTTGTTACTGCTAACAACATGCACACGGCTGACAGTGTTAAAAACAGATTTCCAACAAAAGAAGAAGCTGAAGCATGTTTAGCCCTTGCTCAATTATGTCAACTAAGAGATCGATATAACGACGGTTGGAAGCCTGATTGGACAGATTTTACTAGGAAGCCGACTATTTACTTTCATCAGGATCTTATTACAACAGGTGAAAATCGTAATGAGAGAAATGTTTTATGCTTTAGATCTGAAAAGATTAGAGATGAATTTTTAGAGAACTTTAGGGAATTAATTGAAACCGCAAAACCATTGTTGTAATTAAAACAAACACCCTTTGAAATTTGATTTTGGGAATCCTTAAATCGCGCGACAAAACCAAAAATCAAAGTTAAATTTTAAAACAATGAAAAAACAAACATTTGAAAAAGGAGATAGAGTTTTTCACTATCTCAAAGGCTGGGGGGAGATAGTCCACACATACAGCAATAATTGGGAAGAAGTAGATGACAATTACACTGTCTGTGTTGTAAAGTTTGATTCCAGCGAAGAACTTGAACACTTTACAAAGTATTTAGCGACAAAAATGCTTTCTTTCACGGAATATTCTTTACAAGGATTTACCCAAGAAAAACCTATAAACTACGAATATTATGTAGGGAAATGGGGAAGGTTTTGGGATAATGGTGAGAACGCAGTTATTGTGGGTAAATTATATGATTATTATCAATATCATACTCATCATTTTAGAGTAAGAACACACGATGATGAAGTTGCTTTTTACACAAACTTCGAACCACTAACAGAGGAGCAAATAAAAGTTTTAGGATTATGAATGAAATAAAAATAAGACCTGTTGTAGAACTATTAAAAGTCCTAAGAGACAATACTGATAAGATAGTTTTATGGCAGTCTCCATTAGATGGCATAGACGAATTAAATGCTTTTCATGGATTATTTAGTAGAGAAGAGAAATATATCTTGAAAGGTTTGTTAATAGATTGGGGAGTGAAGCTTGATGAATATTTGGTGGAGCCTATATGGAATTTATTAGATAAAATGATTGAATATGAAACTAAGAGATAAATTAGATGATATTCTAAAAGAATACATCAGGCTGTTTGAGGAAAAACACGAGGTGTTCTTTGACTATGCCGTAGGAGATGATTTAATGGGGCTTTTATGCTTTGGGGAGTATTTATTTGCTGCAAGAGATGTAATCTACGATATAGACAACGATTTACCCAAAAACCTCATCTTCCGATGGCAGGATGATAGTTTTGACAGCCTGAAAAACCCTCAACACGCAAAAATAAACCTCCAATCCTACGCAAGAGGATTAAGATTTGAACATTTAAATAAGTAAATTATGAACGATTCAGCATTTGAAGAAGAAAAAGTAAATCACCCAAGCCATTACAACGCTGGGAGGATTGAAGTAATAGATTTCATTGAAGACCAAAACCTCAACTTCAATTTAGGAAACGCTGTGAAATACATCAGCCGAGCAGGAAAGAAAGATGCTGCAAAGTTTAAGGAAGACTTGGAAAAAGCCATTTGGTATCTTAACCGAGAATTGGCAAAACAAAAATAGCGAGGTATAAACTTCGCTATTTCTTTTTCCTGAAAATTACAACAAGACCAACTGGTTTTGAAAAATAATGCTGATATTTTCAATAAGAGAAAACAATACAATTTTTAGTAAAAATTATATACAATATATTAATTTTTTTATATATTTGCAGTTATAAAAAATTCTCTGCCTCTACAGAGAATTAGGAGTTTTCAAGAATAATTTAAAATTCGATTGCTTATGAGTAGATTATTTTTGATAGGCAAAGATACGAATTCTTTGCGAAGGATACAAGGAAAAAGGGCGTTAGCAACGCTTGATGCTTGTAAATTAGATTTAAAAAAAGATTTGCCACGAATGTTTGATGTTTTTAATACAGCGTTGAACAGGGCAAATAAAAGTATCAATTCATATCCGCCAGAATCAAGGGCGAGAGGTTTTGAGGCTACAATCATGCAAACATCCTTTATGGCTGAATTGCAAAAAGAGTTTGGAAACAATACTTTTTTTGGTAAACATAAAAGGATTGTTTTTAGAAAGAATGGATATATTATTTTGTTTAAGAAATTAGATAAAAAAGGGTATCCAATGAACATTAAAACACAAAATGTTCAGTCTATCCTTAGCCAAAATCAGGTTTTAGATTTATTTGCTGAATCAGGCTATAGTGAAGAACCTATTTTATATTTTGGCTATCAAAGGGATAAATTTGGTAACTTTGTCAATCCTCAATTGATTTACATTGATGATGGAGAGATAAAGTTTAGTATAAACCAAAATGATGTAGGAGTAATAAAACCAATTCTGAAAGCAGAAAAATCTGCTAAAGAGGTAAATACTCCAAAATTAAAGAGCGGCTTGAAGAAAAAACAAGCTTAATGTATAACCAATTATTCTTGGAAACTCCTTTTTTTAATTTAAAACATTATGGACAACAGACAACTTGTGTTCGCACGAGAATATAGAGGGCTGACACAATCAGAATTAGCAAAAAATATTGTCGGACTGTCACAATCTAACCTTTCCAAGTTTGAGAAAGGGCTGGATATTTTGTCCGATGATGTTCAAAATAGGATTGTTAAATTTTTAGGGTTTCCTAAAGATTTTTATAATAGAAAAACCAATATTTCGTTTGACAATAACAATTATAGAAAAAAGGCAGGAATAAGTAAAAAAGATATATCAAGATTTGAAAAACAATGTCAGATAATAGGATATATAGTTGATGAGATGTCTGATTCTGTGGAATGGGTAGACTATAAAGTAAAATCTTTAAATGTAGATGATGGTTTTTCTACAGACTATATAGCAGATTACACCAGAAGAACAATGGGAATAGCTGAAGATGAGCCAGTAAAGGATATTATATCTGCTCTTGAAAATGTAGGAATAATCGTTTACGAAATAGAAGCATTAGAGGGTTTTGATGGAATTTCTTTTTTTACTAAAAAAGGTTATCCTATTATTATCATCAATAAGAACATGTCTAATGACAGAAAACGATTTACATTAGCGCACGAATTGGGACATTTGGTTATGCATAATGAAAATGAATTTCCTATTTCGGAAGATAGAAACAAGGAAAGGGAGGCTAATAGGTTTGCAAGTCAGTTTCTTATGCCTGAAAAGCATATAAAAAACTCACTATATGGCATGAGAATAGGAGATTTAGCAATATTAAAAAAATATTGGCTTACCTCCAAAGCATCAATTATTGTAAGAGCAGAATACCTGAATTGTATAGATAAACAAAAAGCAATTTATTTTAGAACGGAATTAAGTAGGAATGGAGAGAGAAAAATGGAGAAAGAGAGTGTTTCTATTGATGCTCCTAAATCAATAAAAACGGCATATTCTTTATTTAAAGAGGAGTTAGGATACAGGGATAAGGATTTTGAAGATTATTTTGCCCTCCCAAAAGATATAATAGATGATGTTTTTAAAATGGACAAGCTAAAGGTTATTAAAATATCCTAAAATATAATCCCCCAAATAGGGGGATTTTTTATTTAGTTTAAACTCAATTCAGATTAGATCTTGTTTCATTGTCTATGTTATTGTCTTCCCATCTTAGATAATCAGCATACCATTTCCACGCTTCATCCAAGAACTCAGTCTCAGATATTACAGGAGACATAGCGCCACCTGTGGCCTCCACATTATTTTGCACTAAAACCAATTCAAATACCTCATTTCCATAATGGTAGGTCTTGCGAGGTTTATTTAAGTTGTTCTTGTTAAGCGTTACCGTGGCCGTTTCTTCAGGAATAATTAACACCAAAGACAAGTAGTGTGGGGAGTAAATATAATGAAACGCCCTATCCTGTGGTTCTTCTGCCAAAAGGAACTTTGGCATTTTTATTTCTACAATTTTATTCATAAGTTTATTTTTTTCTGATTCCTTGCCAATTTCCGTTTTCATCGTAGGAGTGGTAAAAGCCCTCGCCCACTGGAAGAAGTTCTGCAATTTCGCAATTTAATGCTGATGCTATTTCTTCTAATGTAGATAATTTAGGATTGTTTATTCTTCTATAAAAAGAAGTGTAAGTGATGCCTATTTTTTTTGCGGTATCATCTAACGAAAAACCTTTTCTTTTTGCTGTTTCTTTTATTCTTAAATTCATAATGATTTTTATATAAAATACCTTTGCAAATATATGCAATATATAATTAAAAACATTGTAAAGAATTACAAAAAATTTTAATACTGAAAATCAATCATTTATATAAATATTGTAAAAAATTACAATTTTTGTTTGCTTTGTATTGTAAAAAGTTACTATATTTGCAACATCAAAATAGAACAAAGTATAACAATTAAAAATAAAAGATATGGCAACTACTTATGTAACTACAATAGACAAGAAAAAGAAAACAATTACAACTTATGAGCTAACAGATGATGTTGTAGAAAAAATAAAAGATATGCTGGCGATATTTACACCAAATCCAAATGTAGAATATTCTTTAGGTTTTAGAAGATATGAAAGCCTTAGCAGAAGCAAACAATTTTATTTACAGTTCGTGTTTGAAAGAGAAGGGCTGGGGTTTCAAAAGCTTAAAAAATTTCTTGAAAACTTTAGCGAAAAAGATTTTAAAGAATTTAAAAAAGGCTTGCCAAACTTTAAAAACATCAGCGAAGTAAAAAAATATCTTACTCAAAAGTATTCAAACTAAACCCAACCGACCTAAGCAAGTCACAAAAAGGCTTTTAAATTTAAATATTAACTTAAAAAATCAATCAAAATGAAAACAATAGAACAAATACAAAACGAAATCAACAGAGCAAAAAACTTATTTAATGAGTTAAAAGAAAATCAAGGTAATTTCGGTCAAGAAGAATTAAGAAGCCTAACAGATGATTTAGCAGCTGAAATTATAAAGACCGATAATAGCCTATTATCAATGGGTAAAAAGTGGGTAAATTATGGCACTTTCGCCTCTACAGGTTTTGCTAATAAATATCACTTTGGCGAAGAACTAGCGCAAATCATCGAAGAGGTGCTGACTGGTAGAATTACCCACGATGAAGACCACGAATTCAGAGTAGAAGACTACGAAGAAGCGATTTCTGAAAGAATTTTTGAAAAATTATATTAAAATCAATCAAAATGAAAACAACCCACCCTGCACCAGCAGGGCTTTTTTATTCTTATTTTTATTTGTTCTAAATAAGAAAATATACTATATTTGTGAGGATGAATAAGGAAGATTGTTTGTTGTTGAGTGTAGCCAGTTATTTAAGACTGCAATATCCTAATGTGCTGTTCTGCCATATCGCCAATGAAAGGAAGACCAGCATACAGCAGGGGGCGAAACTCAAAAGACTGGGCGTAAGAGCAGGGATGCCTGATATACTTATATTCCAGCCAAACAAGACTTATTCAGGTTTAGCGATAGAATTGAAAATAAAACCAAATAAACCAACCAAAAACCAGTTAGAAGTCTTAACCATGTTGAGCAATAATAATTGGAATACGGCTGTATGCTACGACTTTGATGAAGCGAAAAACTTAATAGACAAGCATTTGAATTTAAATTAAAAACAAAAACACAATGCCAGCACCAGAGGGGAATCAATTTTGGAAGTTACGCAAGAAGCACGGAAAGGATAAGAAATTCAACACTGCCGAAGTTTTGTGGGAGGCAGCGTGTGAATATTTTCAATGGTGCGACAATAACCCTTTCAAAAAATTTGAAGTAGTCAAGGGTGGTGCATTAGCAGGAACTCTCGTAGAGATACCAACAGCAAGACCCTATACGCTACATGGATTGTGCCTTTATTTAGGCGTTAATACTAAGTATTTTAACGACCTTAAAGATGCCTTGAAGGAAAAACCAGATAAAAATTATTCCGAAGTCATTACACGCATAGAGGAAACCATCTATTGTCAAAAGTTTGAAGGAGCGGTTACGGGATTCTTTAATGCTAATATCATAGCGAGGGATTTGGGGCTGACAGACAAGAAAGACCTTACAACGGCAGGAGATAAGATAAACACTATACCTTCTTCTATTCAGGTAGAAGTGGTTATGCCACAGGAGGAAGACTAACATAAATTCTTTTCATAGTTATTATTTATTATTGATTTGCTATCGAGCCTCGCAGAAATGTGGGGCTTTTTAATTAAAAAAAATATGGACAAAAAAATAAAATTCAAGGCTTCCAAGGTGTTTGCCGAAGTTTGGGGCGCTTTAAATGAAAAGATACCCAACGGCAACACTTGGCAGCACAAATATAAGCTTATCATTGAGGAGGGCAGTTCGAGGAGTTCCAAGACTTGGAGCAACTTTCAGGTGCTGTATAATTTCCTTGCGAACAATCCTATTTCCTCAGCAACAGTTTTGAGGGATACACAGAAGAGTTGCAGGGATATTGTGGAGAAAGACTGGAGGGAGTGGCTGAAAGACCCACAGGTAAGGAAGAAGCAATTTGAACGAGGCGAAATAACCATAGAAGAGCTGGATGCCTATCTTGAAGAGGAAAACCTCTATCAGTATCTTGTGGAGAACAAGACTAACCACACTTGGACTTTCAGGAATAATGGCAACATCTTGCGATTTACTGGACTTGATGATGAAGACGACGCAATGGGGATGACACAGACTTTGTGCTGGATAAACGAGCCTTACAATTTCTCGGAAGAAGTATATCGGCAACTTGCCCAGCGTTCCAAGGTTATCATTTTCGACTGGAATCCGAAACAAAACCACTGGATTGAAAAAGAGAAACTCAAAGAAACCACTTATGTGAGTTACTCTACATTTAAGGACAATCCGTTTATTTTGCCTGAACAACGGATGCAGATTTTATCCTACCAGCCGATAAAGTATTGCGATGCTGTGACTTCCGACATTCTCAATGAAAACAGCGCTAAAACCTATGATTTAGAGGCTAATCCGTTAAATCTTACTCCAAAACAAATCAAGGAATTAAAAAGGTGCAGGTACAACGAAGATGTAGGCTCTGCTTCCGAGTATCACTGGCTTGTCTATGGTCTTGGACAAAAGTCCGAGAAACCGAATAAGATTTACAAAAATTGGAAAGTAATCAGCCTAAACCAATATAATGAAGTCGCAAAGCACGGCTACCGAAAGTATTACGGATTAGACTATGGTTTTGCCAATCCTACGGCTTGCGTGGAAGTGATGTATGATGGCGACAAGTCGTTCTACATTCGCCCTCTGCTCTATAAGCCGATGAACCAAATGGAGGGACCACTTGGCGAACACCTTAAATATGCTGGTGTTCCGATAGGTAATGTAACCTTTGTTTGGGCTGATAGTGCCGATAGGGAACCAGGGAGCGAGATAAGTCTAACCAATGATTTACGAACATTATACGCAATCAATGCCGTGCCGACTTCCAAGCCTACCTATAAGGCAAGGTTTGATTTTATCAACAATGCACGAATATACTATGTAGATGACGGCGACTTTGATAATGAATATCAAAACTACGAATATGAGTATATCAACGGACAGCCAACCGAGAAACCTATCAAAAGAAACGATCACTATATGAACGCAACGGAATACTGCATTTGGGGAATAAAGGAATATCTTGAGATTATGTTTTAAGTTAGGGGAAGTTTACGGGGAACTCTTAGGGGAAAATTTTTTGAAAAAAGTTGTAGAAATATTTGCATAATACGAATATTCGTATTATATTTGTATTGTTAAATTTAATACATAAAAGTTATGAAACTAACAGAACAGGAAAAGGAACTAATCCAAGCGATTAGAAACTTTAAAAAATCAAAACACAATTATTCAGCACAATTAGAAGAGTGGATAATTAGATTATTTGAAAAACTTCTTTATGAAGATTAAACCCAAGCACCGCCCCCGCGGTGGTGCTTTTAAAATATATAAAATATGGAAACAATTGCAAAGAAAAATCAATCCGTAAAGGAAATAGTAAGTGATATAGCTCTTGATATATCTTGGGCAAAGTTATCAAAAAAATATTTTGATCGTTCTCCATCTTGGATTTACCACAAGATAGACGGAATAGATGGAAACGGCAATACTGGTGGTTTTTCCAGTGAAGAAATGGAACAGTTCAAAGGTGCATTATATGACCTTTCCGAGCGTATCCGTAAGACTGCCGACCAGTTATAAAGAAAATAGTTTTAATAACTATTGTTTAAATTTAACACTAAGCCCTGCCGATTGTGGCAGGGCTTTTTGTTATTCAAAGGTTTGGTCAAAGGTCTTATCAAAGATTTTTCTTCCCCATTTAGAGTTTTTGATTTTCCCTTTTATAGTCAATTCATTAGCGCCTTTATCATATTGCAGGGCTTCCGTTCCGAAAGGATAGATGCTGTAAGTTTCGCCACTAATATAAACATCTATGTATCCTCTGCTCGGTATCTTCTCCCCTGTGTAGATATCCTCGCCTATTCGCCAGCGATTGTAGAGATTGTAGAACTCCTCAAAGGTTACATTCGTGAGCGTTATCTCTATGTTTTCCGTGCCGAACAGTACACGGCTGGACTTCCTTAACCTTTCAAGATTGATATTTTCATTTAAAACATCCACCTCACTCGGTAGGTATGGGATTTTATCCGTGTCAGGCTCTACTTCTATTTTGCCGTTGTTCTTGTAATTGGTCACGATGATATTCTCGCCGTTAGGTTTCTTGGACAATCCACCACCGAAGAGAGGAAACCACCTTTTCATATGGTATTTCGGATTGTGATAAAGATTAACGGCTGTTCGTTTGTTCTTAACGCCCTCGGCTGAAATAAAGCCATCTGTTGCCGTAGCGTTTCTGTTCTTAACCACATCGGTCAGCGTGTGTTCTATCTTGGTAAGGATTGTCCCTTGTTCTATTCCTGTTCGTTTGTCAAGAGTAAGCGTGTGGGACTTAATAGCGAGGATAGTATATTCTCCGACATTCAGCCCTTCCACGATTTTTATTTTCTCTCCTACTTTGAAAGGCAGGGTATCCCAAGGCGATTTTGAAGCCGTAAGGGTAAGCACTCCCCCAGCATCCGAATGGACAACATCAGGGAAAGAACCTGAATCCACATAACTTCCTGTAACAGTGTCTATCAATACCAAATCATCATCATTGTCGTTGGTGTTGTCGTTGGTATCATCCAATAAATCTTGGATTTTATACTCATCGATGATGAAGCCTGTGGTCTTGTCAAGTTTCTTCTTTACGGACTTTATCGGTGTGGAACACTCCATTTTCGTATTGAAGTTAAAAATATCCCCTTTCTTCTTGGTAGAATATTTCTTTGTTCCGAATATCAGGTTGTTATAACTTATATCCTTATCATTTTCTATGGTCAGGTTTTCCTGAACAAAGTCCTTACTTGTAAGGTCGTAAGCCTGAACATCTTTGAAGAAATAGTCTATATCCTCTACTATCAGTTTGTCTTCTATAACATCAAAGCCAAGGGCTAATAGTGGCGCAGCGCCCTCGTAGAATAGCGACTTGAATGAGGTGTTGATTTTGTTTTCGCCTAAAAAGATATTCGCCACGCCACGAAGAAAAGCCCCTGTTGCTACATATTGATTGGCATATTTGCCACCCTCCGAGAGGATATTAGAAACCAGTCTTATCTTTCCATCAGAATAATTCTCTGCCACTTTGTCTATGGCATCAAAAAGACTTACCACCTTGGACTTCCTACCGAGTTTATCGATGCTGGAAGATATGGTAATAGCGCTGTCTGTTCTTCCAAAGTAGAATTGACTCTGTTCTATACCCTCTGGGAAATGTAGATATACCCAAACTTTACTTCCTGCTGGAATATCGCCAAGGTCAAATTGTTTGTTATTGAATTGTATGTGCCCAAAGTCTGTTCCTTCCAACGGCTCGGATGATGCAAGGTGTAGCGTGTGTCTTTGGTGTGTTCCACCACCTCCGTACTCTATTTCTGCCATCATATGAAAAGTCAGCGGCTTGGCTTTCTCTATGTCGTTAAAATAATGTATTCCAAACTTCACTATCTTACGAGCCTTGAAATTGATATTAGAAATAGACAGGGTTACATTGGTGTGGCTTAATTCGGTGTTGAGCAGTGGCCATTCTTCTTTTGAAGCCATTGGCACGCCTACATATTCAACGATAGTTTTCTTTGTGGTAATCCAAGATGTGTCTACATCATAATCGTTACCTTTAATTTCTCCAGCCACAAAATACCCTCCGTATTTATCAAAGTTTTGCCCTATCTGCCTCGTGTCTGCTTTGATGTTAAACATAGGAAATGGTCTTTCAGGCATTTTGTATATCGGTTTTCCTAATCCTACTGGATACACATTGGCATCTACCAATCTCGGCCCTAAATAATTAAACCAGTTTCGGTTTGGGTCTATCTCTCCTTCCATCCACCATATGGTTTTTACCTTTTCCTCCTCTGCCTTTAAGACAATCTCACGGCTACCTATCGGCTGTATTGGGTTTTCATCCAGATTCTTCTTGGCGAATAGGTTTATCGTGGTATCCTCACGAGTGTAGAATTTATTCTGCGCTTCCCTTTTCTTGATTTCGCACTCTATCACTCGTTGGCTGTTTTCATAATTTAGTTGGTATTTATTCAGGTTAATTTCAAAGCCAGCGCCCAAGATGTCTTTCTCCACGCCATTATGGACAACATACCACTTGAATATAATCTGCCCATCTCCTCCCTGCTCATCATATACGCCTTTGATGATGTTAAAGGCTTCCTTGTCGTTGTATTCCAGTATCTTTATCTTAGAAGTTTCGCCAAGGATAAAGTTGTCAATATTGTAGTATTCCTCGTTCACATCGATGCTGATGTCCAAGGCATCGAAGCCGTCAGGCTCTTGTATCTCATGGATACCCTCGTATTTCCCTGTCAGCACTTCTAATCGGAATATCTGCCCTACTCCACTTTGGTATTGTATATTCTTAATCCCTTTCATTTCCCTTTATTTTAACGATGTTTTTAGTTTTCTTTACTCTACTTACTGCCACTGGTATTTGTCCACCTTTTTGGGTGTATATGTAGCCGTTCAGCTCAAATACGCTGGTCTTATCATACTTCCTCATCACTCGGTCTTGCTGTTCGCCTATTTTAGTCGCTAACTTGTCGTAGTCTATTGCTGGCGTGTTGATATTCATCGGCACTTGGATATTCTTAACAATGCCGTTAGACAACAGAACCTCATCCAGCGCAGGTGTCTTGATATTCTCTAATATCTTGCGTGTTTCAGAAGCCGTGTAAATTCGGTCTCCCTGCTCCAAGAATTTCAGCCTTGCACCTTTGTCACTTCCCAAGTCCTTAATGTTTCCGTGTTTATCGGTATGGATTTCGGCTCCTCGCTCATCTGTCCACGCCCAGCCCTGTGATGCGTTTTTCGTTCCGACAAAGTATTGTGGTACTGGGTTTTTACTCATAATAAGCCCTGCTTGTAGCGCACCAAACGCAAGTGCAATTCCAGCAGGAACGAGACCAGCAGGAACACCTAATTGAGCGATAGACTGCGTTGCTCCTAATGCTCCGTTCATCAGTGCCTGTTGTGCCTGCGCTTTTTGTTCGGCTCTTGCCTTTTGTGCTTGTATTAGTTTCTCTTTCTGCATCTGCTGTTCCTTGATGACCATTGCTTCATCTTCCAAGGCGTTACGCTCTGCGATTTGCTCCTCGGTGAGTTCAGAAAGTCCATTAAGCGCATCAAGTCTTTTATCAATAAATCCGAGTTCCGTGTCTGTTATCATCTTTGAGCGTTCCAATTCCTCATCAAGTTCAGCAATCGTTCGCTCCTTGCCTGATGTTATTGCCTTTCCTGCAAAGTCACTAATCAGCGCAGTAGCCATGTTCATATAGTCAGCGAAAGACATAGAGAAGTCCTTACCTTGCTGTAATATCTTGCTGTATAGGTCAGAAAACTGCTTACTCACGGCATCCAATCCCAAGTCTGCTAAATTCTGCTCTACCAAGTTTTTGAGTGGCTCTAATCCCTCTACGATATGCAGGAACATCTTATTAGCTTTGTTCTTCTCGTTTTCCATTATGGAAGTGTCCAGCTGTGTTATCTGCAAGTCTGTCTGTGCGAGTTGGACTTTTTCATCTTCATTAAGGTCTTTGCCCTGCTCTTGCAGAAGCGCCCTTTTTGCTTCCAACTGCTCTTTTAGTAGTTGCAATTTCTCTTTCTCTCTCTTATTGACTGTTATGGTGGTGTCGTATTCTAATAACTCCAAGAAGTATTGCTTATCCTTGTAGGATATATTCTTGTCTGTCATTATCATCTGCTTCTTATATTCGGCAGTTTCTTGACCCAAAAGTTTGATATACTCTATTTCCTTTTGGTTTTTTTCGAGTAGTGCTTGGTTGAGTTGCCTCATCTTATCCTGCTGACTTTCGTTTTCATCAAACAGGTCTTTGGATTTCTGCGACTCTATTTCCCTTTGTTCCTGCTTGTATTTCTTTGCGAGGTCAAGTAGTTTGGTGTAGTATGTATCTTTTTCTTTGATAACAAGACCATCTATTTCTATTTCCTTTACGAGCAGGTCATAGCCTGTAAGTTCGTTTTGCGCCTCTACTCGTTGTCTTCGGAACTTTTCTAATAGTTCGTTGTGTTCAAAATCCAAGTCTTTACGAGCCTTGTCAAATGCTTCTTTGTCTAACTGCTCCTGTGTTTTCTCTTTCTTTACCCTGCCTTTTGGTGTCTTTTTCTTCGCTTTGTTATCTCCTGCCTTTGGTGGGGCTACTACTTTCACACTGCTTCTTGGCACAAGTTCGCCATCTATATAAGTGTATTCGTTGGCTCTTTTATTAGTGAATTTTCCGTTCGCAGCCGTTTCTCTCCAAAAGTTATTGTGAACAAAGTATTTCTGCCCTTTCTTCCTTGCTTCAATAAGTTTGTTTTCTAATTCCTTTTGGTTTTTAAGGTTTTGCAGTGTTTTCTCATCTCCTGAAAGGATTGCAGTATTTTCTTTGTGCAGACTTGATAGTTTCTCTTTCGTGCTGTCAATGATAGAGCCAAAGTCTCCCAGCATCTTGATAGCATCCTCTGTTCCGAATATAGCATCTTTGATAGATTTCACAAAATACTCTATACCCTTGATAACAAGTTTAATAACAGTGCTAATAGCCACAAGGTTGGTTTTAACCTGATTAACCACGAGATTAACCAAATCCCAGCCTTTACCGTTATCAAATAGATTACCTGTCAGCGCGTTAATCACATCGCCCACGGCTTCGAAGACATCTTTCAGTTCGCCCATTATACTCACGCCATCCATTCCTCCTGTAATGGCTAAATCAAGAAACTCTTCCAATAGACCTTTGGCGATTTCCAAAACATCAGAAATAGCATTGATAAAATCCTTGTTAGTAGCGAGGGTATCCAAGAACTCCGTCCATTGGTTTTTGAGCCTGTTCTGTGCGCCAGCGAGGGTATCTATTCTATCAACAGCATCTAATCCGTAGACTTTTTTAAGTTCTTCGGCTACTTTCGGCAACACATCTCCTGCTACCACTTGTCCTTTTTTCAGCATATCATCCAATTCGGAAGTAGATACGCCCATAGCATCAGCGAATATCTTCATCGCCCCAGGGAGCCTTTCCCCTAACTGTCCTCTCAATTCCTCTGCTTGGATGTTCCCTTTGGATACCATTTGCTCCAAGGCGGTATAAACTCCCTCTATCTGTTCGGCAGGAAGACCGAGTTTAGCACCAGCACCAGCAAAGGCTTCAAATACTTCCTTGGCTTTTTCGCCCTCTAAACTTGTGTTTTTTGCTGCCGCGCTGAACTTGGTGTAGGAGTCCGTAAGGCTGATAAGTTCCAATCCGTATTTTTCGGCAGCACTTGAAAGAAACTCCTTTTGATAACCTACTTCTTCCTCTGTTTGGAAGACTTCTTTCATTGCGTAATTCACGGCATTGAGCTTCTGAACAGTCTCATAAGATTGAGTAGCAATGTCGCCAAGCATTCTTGCACCATCTGCCATAAGAATACCCCCAGCGATAGAACCAGCACGGCTCATCATTCCACCAAAGCCACTACCCATTCCATTAAGTGCTGATTGATAGTTTCCAACATTACGCTGGTTATCTCCTACACTTTTGTCTATCTTTTTCAGTGCAGAGTCTAATCCTACGGCTTTGAGTTTTGCCTCTGTAAATTCTTTGGATAGTTTAGAGAGTTCTTTCTCATAGGCAGAAGCGCCGATTTTTCCATTTTTAAAGTCCTGTTCTAAAAACTGCATTTGCGCTGCTAATTCTTTCGCTTTGTTCTTGGCATCCAGCACTTCCCTTGCAAATCTCTTGTAGTAACTTTGACTTTCGGATAGGATTTTGTTTTGTTTCTCCTGCAATGATAAGGTTTGCTTCTTCGCTCGTGCTTCGGCATTCTGCTGGTTTGCTAACTCCTTTGCTGCTCGCACCTGTTCGGTGGTTATTCTTGCATTGGTCAGTCTTATCTGCTGTGTTTTCTGCTCTATGGTCGCCATATCTTTGAGCGTTCGCATATACTCTTTGGAATAACCATCCAAGTCTTTTATTCCCTCAATGGTCTCTTTTGGCGTTCCTCTGTTCAGTTTGGAGTTGGTTTGGTCTACGGCTGTGTTTAGTTTGCCGAAAGACTCAATTAAATCATTCACTCCTGCTTCCAATTTGTCTAATTCTTTTACGGTCTCCTCCGCCTGAATTACGGCTAATTTATCACTCATAAGGTTTTATTTTTTGTTATGTAATTCTACTTTCTTTATCGCCATTTCCTGCATCTTCCCAAATCGATAAAGGCTGGTCTTATTAAGGTCTATTGTTCGTTCCAGCACCATCTCAATACTCACAATAGCATCGTTGATGTTGGCTGGCTCTTTGTCCTGTGCTTCTTTCTTGTTGTTCTCAATGTTCTGCATTGCCTTATCAAGGTTGGTCTGCCACATTGCTATTCTTTCCTCTATATATTTCTTTTGCTCCTGCAGGTTGTCGCTCTTACGGATTTTGATTTGTGCGAGGGCTTCTTTCATATCCTCCCAATGTTCAGGCAGTCCAAGTTCCTGTCTTAATGCATTTTGCCTTTCTTTCATCTCCACGATTGCCAGCAGTGTGGTGAATTTGATAAAGTTGATTTTCGCTATCTCGGCACTTCCCAGCATCAGCAGGTCATTGGTCTTGGCGTTAATGGATATGCTATACTCTCGGATGATGTCGTTAAACTTATTTTTCAGCATCTCCTGTTGCTCTTTGTCTTCTTCCAATTCCTCGCCATCATATCCTTTTATCATGTAGTTATAATCTCCTGTTTCTGTGATTCTTTCATAATTGAATAGTGGCAGTTCCTTGGAATCTTTGTAGAGTTTCATTTGTTTTTTGTTGTCTTCACAAATTTACTTATTTTTATTTAGTCTAAATAAAGATAATATATTATATTTGTCAAAAGAATGTTGCTGTGGGAATTTTAACGAGAATAGACAACGGAATATCAGCGTTTAAGTCTGCATTTATGGGTAGCAGTGTAGCGCCTATCTATGCAAGATTGAGTAATGGTACACACTCCTACAACTACGAAACAGAGCGTATGGGCGTGTTATCATTCTTGGGTATAGGGAAAACTTACTTTTCGCCAAAGGAAGATTATAAGGCTTACTACATAGACGGCACTTTCCTATCCGACTGCATCAATCTATATGCAGATTTTGCTTCACAAGTAAGAATCCAAGAAGTGGATGATAAAGGCGAAGCTGTGGATAATTCCGAATATCTGAAATTTCTCAACGAACCTAACGAGTTTCAAAATCAGACTGATTTCATCAAAGAAATGGTGGTTAATCTGCTCACGACTGGAATGTCTATTCAATATGGCAATTTCTTTAAAAACGGCAATTTAAGGGCAAGTCCTTCGCTTTACAACTTGGAGTTTAACAATATCAAATTTCCAGAGATAAAAGACCCTTACACGCTTACAAGGGACAAAATAAAGACTTTAAAAGTGGTAGAAACTCTTGCTGATGGTGTGCAGAGAACAAGAGAACTGCACGAGTTGGCTTTTTTCTACGATACCATAGCAAGGAAGAATTACAGAGGAGATGGAGCAAAGAACATGTATTTCAATCCTATATCAAGGATTTCTTCTATCCTCTACTCTATTCAGACAATCCTTAATAGCGAGGATATGATGTGTTTCCTTACTTCTAATCCTGTGAATACTATCATCAGCAGAAAGGCAACAGGGGCAGGGATTGCGCCATTGAGTGGCGACCAAAAGAACGACATAGAAGCGAAACTCAACGGTAGAGGAAGATATGGCGCAGGAATGGGTAAGGCTGGCGATGTAATCGCTACAAATGAAACCTTGGAAAGATTAGACCTTACAAGGGACAATAAGAAACTGCAAACCATAGAGATGCAGGAGAATGCCAAGGAAAACATACGAAACAGATACCTGATTCCAAAAGACTTCTTCGGTGGAAGTACCTATGAAAACCAGCAGTTTGCAGAGGCTAAATTCATTTTAGGCAATGTGAAAACTATCACAGACAACTGGCTTCAAGAACTGACCAACAAGTCGCCTAAATACTTTAAAGAGAGAGGGACAAGGCTGATAGGAACATATGACCACCTGCCGAGTGTTATCGCAATTAAAACCAAACTCAAAAACGAGGGCTTTAAATTCAAAGCAGAGGCGTTGGTATCGCTTTTAGGAGCATTTGAAAAAGCGCAGGAATTAGGTGTAAGTAACGACTTTGAGCAGTTTGTCAAAGAAAGAGGTTTTGAGGATTTTATAAACAATCAGTAATGGACAAAAACACACAAAAGATAGAGCAAAAACTGAAAGACTCTAAAACTAACCCTGAATTAGTGCAGAGTCTGAAAGACAAAAAGAAGATTTTAGAGAAAAACCAAATCGTGAAGAAATGATGATAAGAGCAAAAGAGATTCCTAACAGAACATTTGAGACAAAAGAGGATATGTTCAAATTCCTAAAAGAGAATAAGAACTTCCTTATTTCACAAAAGAAAATGGCGACAAAGTTGTCAGACCCTTTTGCGTTTTCTTTTGCCGTGAATGAAAAGGGTGAAACGATTAAAACAGCAGGGGTATCACCTGATGAGATTGACACTATCAGGGTAAAGGCAGTTATCAACTCTACCAACATTTATGATTCCCACGGCGATGTTTCCATCAACGGAAGTTGGAACAGAACAGCCAAAAACTCCAAGAATATCTACCTGTTGAAAGAACACAAGATGAATTTTGAAAACATCATCAGTGATGAAGTGGAAGTGAGAGTAGAGAAATTCAACTGGAAAGACTTGGGCTTTAACTACCTTGGAGAGACAGAGTGCTTGGTATTCTACGCCACACTAAGAAAGGACAGAAACCCTTATATGTTCGGACAATATGCCAAAGGATATGTAAAAGAACATTCGGCAGGGCTTCGCTACATCCAGCTGGAACTCGCTATCAATTCAGAGGCTGAATGGGATGCCGAAGAAAAGGCAGTTTGGGATAAGTATTACAATGATATTGTAAACAAGGAAGATGTAGATGAATACGGCTATTTCTGGGCTGTAACAGAACAAAAGATAATAGAGGGAAGTGCTGTGGTCAAAGGCAGCAACTTCGCCACTCCAACGATACTTGTAGAACCCGTCGCTGACACTTCTACTGCAAAAGAGGACTCGGATAATTCCACTCCTAAAAGTGTGATTGAAAATTATTTAGTAACCCTTTAAAAATTTATAAGATGAATTTTGAAAAGAAATCTTTAACAGAAATTGCGAAGATGTCAGACGAGGAAAAAGAAAAGTATTTCGCTGACAAAGAGGCTTTTGAAAAAAGCCAAAGAGAAGCAGAATTGGAAACCCTAAAAACAGGGCTTGAAAGCACTATTTCTGAAAACCAAAAAGAAACACAGCAGTCTGTGGACAATGTGTTGAGAATTGTAGAAGAAATCAAGGCTACGCAAGGCGGTCTTACAGAAGATGCTTTAATAGAAGTGATAAAAAGAAATCACGATGCGATTAAAAAAGCTTACGAGTCTAAATCTGGCGTAGTAGAGATTGAGTTCAAACAAGTAGCTCCAATTACTACTGGTGCTGTAACATTGGGAACGGCTCCTAATATCTTAGGAACACAAATCGCACCTGTTTCTAATGTTAATCTTCGTGGAATGGACATTGAGAATTTCGTGTCTGTATTGCCTACTTCACAGCCTGTATATGCTTATACAGAGGTAGTTCCAAAAGATGGAAACTATGAGTTTGTGGCAGAGGGTAACAAGAAGCCACAGATTGACTTCAAGGTTTCAACAGAATTTGCGAAGCCAAAGAAAATTGCTGCTTGGATGCACCTAACAGAAGAGTCTGTTTATGACATCAAAGGATTGGAAGGCGTAGCAAAAGACTACTTGAAGAAAAAACACGACCTATTCAAAAACAAGGCTATCTTGTTCGGTGATGGTGCTGGGGAAAATCCAAAAGGAGCAACGAAATATGGTCGTGCGTTTGTAGCCGGTCCTATGTCTATAAAAGTTACAAAGCCTAACTTTATGGATGTGGTGAATGCAGCAGTGACTGACATCGCTACTACTCACAACTACGAGGATGAAACTCCATATATGGCAAACTTGGTGCTTGTGAATCCAGTAGACTTCTACTTGGAATTAGTGGCAGCAAAAGACAATGAGGGAAGACCATTGTATCCAACAGCTTCATTGTTCAACACAGTAGTAATCGGTGGAATGGTTATCAAGTCTGATGAGTCTGTGCCACAAGGTAAAATCTTTGTAGGAGACCTTAGCAAGTATAACATCACTGACTACCTTTCTTACACTGTGAGAATTGGATGGATAAATGATGACTTCATCAAGAACCAATTCGTAATCTTGGGAGAATCAAGATTCCACGCATTCGTGAAGAAACTTGATGAGAAGGCGTTCATCTACGATGATATTGCGACTATCAAAACAGCAATTACAAAAGCATAAACAGATATGGAAGTAAAGTTGTTAAGAGAATGGGGCGACCATAAGAAAGGGGCGGTCTTAGACATATTGGATGAGACTGTAATACAGGCTGGTTTAGAAGCTGAACTTTTTGAGCAAGTAGACAAAGAAAGTAAAGGTAAAAAACCTGCAAATGTAGAAGAAGGTAAAGACACAGAACAAGCTGAAAAATAGATACTAAATGCTGATAGACAAAACATATTTTAAAGGCGATTTGCTTATTCCCAACTTGGATGAGCCAAATCCTGATGAAAACACCACTGTGGTGAATTTAGATGAGTTGATTGACAAGGTAGAGGAAGAAGTTTTGTCTTTCAGTTTTGGTGTCAAAATGTGGCTTGATTTCAAGGCTAAATATCAGAAGGACTCTACTAACCTGCCACAAAATTATAAGGACTTGCTACACGGCAAGACCTACACCAGTGAGGCTAACGGCAGGGAGGAAACTTTGGTTTGGAAAGGTTTAATCCAAGAAAAACAAAAGGAGTCACTACTGGCGTATATAGTCTATGTAGTCTATAATATGCACAATGTAACCCAAACTACGGCTTTTGGGCAAACGATGATAGATACAAAAGTAGGCACCGCGGTAAGCATCTCTCCTAAAATGGCGAGGATATATAACGATTTCATTTATCAGTTATACGGAGAAGTAAGGAGTGATAGAAGCGGATTGACATTGGAGGGAAATCCTTATTGGAATTTAGGAAGAGGGATAGACTACCGCGGTTTTAAGCCTACAAGTGGCTATGTTTCACTCGTGAGGTATCTTTTGGATAATGTAGAGGACTATCCTCTATTTGATGCTAATTATCTGAAATTCGGTGGAGAAATAACAAATGAATTTGGGCTATGATGATAAACCATAATTTATTGCTGTATAGCTTGTTTGAGGATGCCTTTAAAGTGAGTTTCAAGGGCAACGAATACACGGCTAACTATGGCGAGGCGGATTTGTTTGAACTTTGGAAACTGCTCCAAAGCAAGAAACAGAAATACCCTGTCATTTGGCTGCAAACAGGATACAGCGTGGTTCATGATGTAAAAGGACAAAAAACCAAACTCAAAGGCATGAGGTTTTTCTTCATTACGCTGGGTTCGGAACACGCCTTTTACAAAGACAGGTTTAAATCTACCTTTAAGGAAGTGCTTTTGCCTTTATTAGGCTCTTTCTTGGATAAGATAAGAAAGACCAATGGAGTATCTTTTGAAGAGGACAACTACTCGTTTGTTTCACTGCCTTTTAATGATATATCAGAATTAGCGAGTAGAGAGAGGGACTACGGCAACAAGAGAGGAAGCCAAACGACCACTACGCCTGACATATGGGATGCAATAGTGCTGGATATCAGTCTGAATATAGACAATGAATGTGTGAATGTTAAACCATTTAAAATTTAAAAACTTATGTTAAAACAAAGCTTCTGCGGTTCAGCAGAGATGATAGCACGACTTGGAGGTGCATTTTGTGGAGAGAAATTGGTTACAGGGTTTGCACTTCTTGACAGAAGAGTGGAAATAGACCCTGCGACTTTCAATAAGACAGCATTGGATAAGATTATCCAAGAGGATAAATTCATTGGTAAAATATCTTTCTTCAATGTGGAAGACAACGACCAAGAGGCAGATTACAACACATCTGTAAGAAAGGAAAGAAGCCGTTCAATCCCTGGGACAAAAGGATACAGATTTACCTTTGATAAAGGTTCTTCGTTCCAAAATGAATTGGCAAAATTGGACAACAGCGACAATTACAGCTTCGTGCCAATCTTTGAAGATGGTTCAGCACTTTTTGCGATTAAAGCAAATGGTAAGCTTATGGGCTTTGCTTGCAAGTTGTTCGTGGGAGTTAAGAAGTTAAAAACTACTTCGGAGGTGTCAGGTTCTACATTAGAAGTGGACATCTTACCTGATGCTATGATTTATTGGCAAAAGTCTGAAAATGTGTTTGAAAGTTATGAGTTTTCATTCAATGAGATTAACCCAATCATCAAGTTGGCCGTTTCTACTGGCGTATTGACAAACACAGCGACAACTACCAAAGTGAAAGTAACAGAGGCGTTCTCAAATGCTAATGTAACAGGACTTACTGATGCTGGTAAGTGGAAGATTGAGGAAGATGGAGTGATTAGTAACATCACGAATGTTGCCTATGATGCATCAGCGCAGGAATACACTCTTACTCACTCTGCTCTTGCTACTGGTAAGAAAGTGAGGTTCATTACTTCTGACAATGGATTGAGAGTAATCAGCCTTGACACGAACTACTACACAGGGGAAAGTGAACTTAAATCCGTAGTATAATGGAACTGAAAATTGGGGCTTATACTTTTGGAAATATGGAAAATTTCAAGAGTAAGAAAGAAGCCAAAGAATACATCATGGGGATATACCCTACTCTTAACGAGGAAGATGTAGAAAAGAGTCTGAAACCTTTATTTAGAAATGAGCGAGAAACTAATCAATCCGATAACATTGCTGAAGCGCATTCAGGCAGCGAAAAGAGCGTTGCCGGAGATAATGCGGACGACAATGGAAGGGAGAAAAAAGGAGCTGATAAATCTAAATAAGGAAAACCTTATGCATGGGAAAGATAGCGAGGGCAATGATATGCCACGCTATCAAAACCCTGAATATGCACATTTCAAAACCTCTATTAACCCAAATAATAGGGGTTTTTGGGATTTGCGAGTGACTGGACAATATCAGGGTTTTGTGGATGTTATCGTTCATCCAGCAGTTATCTTCTTTAAGAATGATTTGCAGAACGAAAAGGCAAAGTGGCTACATAGCAAACTTGGAACGAGCCATTTGGGAGTAACCGAGGAGCAAGGCTATCAGTTTCAGCTGGATAATAAACCAGAGATAAGGAAAAAGATATTAGATATTATAAATAATGGCGTGTAATTGCAGTAAGCCGATAACCAAGAGCGAGTGCGCTATGCTCCGAGAGTTTAACGAGGATGGGCGTATGTTTATCTATCATATCTTTGATGACAAAGGTCTTGTGGTGGCTTATGTGCCAAAGGGCGAAAATCCTAACGATATAGCCAAAGAGCGAGGCTTTTATAACGAAAAAGGAGAATTAGAATGGTATCTAACCTCCGAACATCCCTGCTTATGGGAATAAATAAAACACCTTTAATTAGGTGTTTTATTTTTTATCTTTTTGTGCAGTAGTAGGTAAATATAGAATTAAGACCATTTGCATCTTGTCTCATCATTCCTATTTCTACATATTGCGAGCCTCTGTATTCAGTCTTTTGGATATAAAATAAAAGTTTTTTACTATTTCTTCCTGCATATGGAAATCTATCATGAATATCAGGGAAAAACTCTTCGTGTTCGCCGTTTTCATCTGTCCAATATACGATATTTCCTTCTCTCAATTCTAACTTGTATTTATTAGCAGGAACTGACTCTTTGTAGCCTGTAGAGTTGTTTTTATAATGAACTATATAAGAGCCTTTTATTTCTTCTGTGAAAGGAACTCCTATTATTCTTGGTTGTTCTTGTGGTGTTTCATCTGAATTTCTGCTACACGAAACGATTGAAAACACGCTGAATACAGCGATAAATAAGGTAAATATTCTATTCATTTTTAATTGGTTTTTTATTTCAATGCAAGATAACAAAAAGTTAGGAATAATCGCCTATGTTTCGTTGCTTTTTTATCTTATTTTTAATTAGTCTAAATAAATATAATATTGTATTTTTGAAGAAATTAAAGTAAATGCAATTATTCTGGTATCACAGCCCTGTTCGGTTTTATAAGACTCTTGAAGAGTTGCAAGATATGACCAATCCACAGAATACGCAATATTTTGGAGAAAGAAATCCATATCCGTTGGAATTAGGCGTAAAACATCGCTTTGTAATTCCAATGTATGGCAACACGATAACAGCAGGAGAACACAAGGTTTTTTTAGTCAATGGAACAAATAAAACAGAATTAGAAAGTTCGGTCTTTGAGAAAGATGGTTATTTAAAGTATGTAACATTCAAATCTGATAAACCATTAACTGGAAGACTTGAAATAGTGAATGTTACCACTGGAAAAACGGAATATTGCTCTAATTGTGTTTGGTTTTTGGACTCTACCGATGCGCAAGGGCGAAAGTTTATAAGAGTGGCGACAAAGCACTCTTACAACAGAAATTTGTTTGAATTTGATGAAGAGGGAGCGTGGATTGTGACCAATCTGCCGGCATACTGCCTTGGCGATATACGAGTGGAGGCAGAGATTTCCAACAACAGAATAGGCGGCAATTCTACACTGAAAGTCAAAGATAGCTACATCGATGAAGTGGTAAGTTATGAGTTTATAAGTGGGGGCGATGGCAACATCCTGAATTTCATTCAGGTTCACGCTACCAACAACCAATTTTTCATCGATGGCACACAAAGAACGGCTTTGGAAAAGATAGACCGCTCGGACTTTGCAATGAGTGGGAAAATGTCCTTTACCAATGTCAAAGATGCTGGGGGGCTGAATGTTCTGCTAAATGAGTTTGAAATATTTTCTAAATAAAACACGATGAGAAACGAGATAATACAAGTAGATATTGAGAAAGTAAGGCGAGAGACAGCTACAGGAGGGAATACTTGTCAAAGGATTGCTTCTATCCTTACCCAGTTGAATGATAGCAAGTTAGAAAACAACGAGGTCACAGAAAAACTGAACGAAAAAGCAGACCTTACAGATTTGAATTTAAAGGCTGATTTAACAGCAGGAAACCTTACGCAAGAGAATATACAGGCTTGGAACACCAAGTTAAAAACACTTTCTGATGCGCCAAGTGATAATAAGCAGTATGCTCGTAAGAATGGAGCGTGGGAGGAAGTAGTAGCCACAGGAGGAGGCGGAGGAAATGTCACTCTTCCTGACAATATCGCCACGATTGATAAGAACGGCGAAGTAGGTAACGCCTACGCAAAGGCTACGGAAACGATTACTAACACCGATGCTAACTACAAATATGTAGTGATAACCAACGATGCAGGGGGAACAAAAAGAATGCTGGTAAATGGTCTTGGCAGCAATGTGGCAAGTAGTCACCTTACTTCAACAAATGGTGCTGGGCTTACTCTTGGTGCTAATTGGTTTATTGATACAGCAGGTTTCTACTACTCTATCAAGGGACTTTCTGATAAATCAGCAGATAATAGTTTTGATAGGTTTCTTGTGCAGGATGCCGAGGGCAAGGTGGAGAATTTCCTGCTGAACAAATTATTCAGCAAGGCTTACGACTTGGAGGATAAGGCAAGTGACAAGACATTCAATGGCTACCTAATGTATAATCCTGCAACGAAGCAGATAGGGTTTTCAGGTGGGGCGAAAGTCGTTACTACATTCAATGTTCCTGCGACTATCAATGTGAATGTAAAGAATGTTTTGTCTAATATCAATGCCGTGGCGCCAGCGAACAATCAATATTCTCAAGATATAAAGAACACCATAGCGAAGATAAAACAATTAGAGGATATAGGCTTTACACCTGTTCTTGCTTCTGAAATGGTTGTAAGAACGCTGGATAGAAGCAGATTTCCACAGGCACTGATAAACAGAAACTACCAACTACCTACGCCTTTCACTTTGAGCGATGGAATGATTGCAGGAATTAAGTCTACTGCCTTCCCTGCTGATTTTAGAACGAACGCTTACATGGCGACACACGAAGGAGCAGGGTTTTATTCTATTGGGATAAACAAAGAATTACCTACGGATAGAAACTGGGTTTTTAAATTTAGAATTTACAATAGCCCTGTTTTATTCCGTAACAATGGTTCTTTTGGGGGTATTCATCTTTCAGATATGTTGAACACTTCGCCAGAGATAGACTTGGCGAATGATATAATGACAGAGCTTAAATGGGGAGCGGAATACACAAGTGTTAATAACAGAATAACTACGCAGGTGCAGTTTAACGGATTGGATGGTTTTACTGATATTTATCTAATCAAAGAAGGGGGGCTGATTACACTATTCACAATAATCAGAAACACAGGAGCGATGGCGATATCATCATTCACAGCGCAAAACACAGATAAATACATTCATTTTGTCACGCCATTTACAAGTTTGTTTATCGCGGATTTTGTGATAAAAGACATAAGCTATAACATTCAATAAAACAATATAATATGAACGAAAATTTGATGATACCGAAGCAGGTGCAGGGGATTTTAGAGGAAGTAGAGAAAACACCGCTTTATCTTGCGGAGTTGCCAATGGAAGCGCATCCGAAACTTCCACAATTTAACCGATTTATCCGAGTGATTAACTTGGATGCCAAGAGCGAACACGAGTTTGTAATGTTCGGATATAAGCAGATTCTAAAAGACAAAGAAACAGGCGAGGAAATCAACATCCAACTGCCTGCGCCTGAATGGGTGGTTTACAAAGACACTTGGAGTTATCTACGAGGAGCAAAGAATGAGCTAATCAATGTTCCAGTGAAAGATGAAGAGGGCAAGCCTACGGCAGAAACACAGCCAATAAAGGTCAGCAGTTACAAGTATATGCTTTGGTTGATGAAAAACAACAGAGCCACGCTGTTGCAGTTAATCCAAGGGTATTTGGCTGATTTTGTGAGAACGAAAAACGAAGAATTGGACAAGTTATGAAAGGTGTAGGCAAGTTTATAGGTGGGCTTTTTCTGTTCCTTATAGCGTGGTTGCTGTTTCTTCCTTTGTCACTGTTAAACTTCTTGGTTGTGGCGATAAAGTTCAAGGATTTAGGCTATTTCAAGAGTTCGGCAGTCAATCTGGACAGGTTCGGAAACTTTGAGTTTAGAACACTCTTTAATTTGGTTTTAAAGAAAAAGGGAGGCTACGAGTTTGGCAACTTTGAGGAAACGATAAGTTCGGCACTTGGAAAGAATCAGCGAAACGGCACACTGACAAGGGCAGGAAGAATTTTAGCGTGGATTTTAGACACAATAGAAAAAGAACATTGTAGAAAGAGTATTAAAGAATTTAAATGATGATGAATATTAGGGAGTTTGTTTTGAATAATTTGGTGTTGCTGTACAGAGGAG